GTCTGACCCATTTACAGGCGGTATAACCAATTTACTCCACCACCTGCTTACATCCGTCTGCTAGAATGGATCGCATGCCCCGAGGACCAGCACCAACGCCGAAGCATATTCTTGCCCTAAGAGGCTCAAAAGAGGCCAATTATAGGGAAGAACTCGGCGATCTCGTCGATACTTTGCCCGATGCTCCCGACTGGATTACAGAACGGGCCCAGAAAAAGTTCCTTGAGGTCTGTAAGTTCATGCAAAGCATGGGCACGCTTGCCGAAAGTGACCTGGAAGTTGTAACTCGGTACGCGACTGTCTGGGATCGCTGGCGTACCGCTGAAGAGTGGTTAGCCAAGGGTGCCGACGCCTACATCGAGGTGCTGGCCCCAGACGGTTCGTTGAGATTTTCGAGGCCGTCGAAGTGGCAGGCTCAGAGCAATCAATGCCACGAGCAACTGCGACAGCTTGAGACTGTAATAGGACTCACTCCAGCCGACAGGACGCGGCTCGGTTACAAGGCTGTAAAGAAGGTCGTCGACCCCGTCGAGGCTGTACTTTCTAAACGCGATCTTGGTTGATATCGAAGAGTTCATCGGGCTGCTGGCACACACCCGCGGCGACTTCGCTGGCAAGCAGTTTCTGCTTGAACCGTGGCAGCGTGACTATCTGCGGAAGCTGCTGTACACCCACAACGATGATGGCACACGGCAGTACCGTCGCAGTCTTTTAGCCCTGCCCCGGAAGAACGGCAAGACTCAGATGTGTGCGGCATTGGCCTTGTATATGGGCTTCTGTGACGACCAGGGGGCAGAGGTGGTCATGGCGGCCGGCGACAGATCTCAGGCAGGTTTGATGTTCGATGCGGCCCGCCAACTGCTTGAGTCTGCCCCGTCCCTCGCTGCCAGGGCGAAGATATACCGCAACTCGATCACCATCCCTGAGACCAATTCGGTTATCAAGGCAATTTCTAGTGAGGCCGGAACCAAACACGGGTTTAACTGCTCGTGCGTGCTCATAGACGAGTACCATGTGTTCCACGACAGGGAACTGGTCGATGTGCTTGAGACGAGTACAGGCGCACGAAAGGCTCCCTTAATCGTCTATGTAACGACAGCCGGCACCGACCGGAATTCGCCGTGTTACAAAGACTGGGAGCGTGCCATCAAGGTCAGGGACGGCGTTCTCGACGACCCGACGTTTCTGCCGTGTATTTATGCCGCCGACCCCGAGGATGACCCGTTCTGCGTTGAGACGGCCAAGAAAGCCAACCCAAACTTCGGAATCACGCTGAAACCGGACTATTTCGACCAGATGATTTCCCGTGCCAAGGAATCGCCGACCGACGAGATTGTTTACCGAACCCTCCACCTGAACCAGTGGACTTCGTCGTCCTCGAAGTGGCTACGTCACGGCGTCTACGAAGAAAACATGGTCCCGTTGAGGCCAACGTCAGATCGGCCGTGTTACCTCGGCATCGACTTGTCGAGCAATATGGACACCACCGCCGTGGCTGCCGTCTGGCCTGACGATGACAACACTTATGATGTACACGTCCAATTCTTCATCCCCGAGGAGAACGCTGAGAAGCGATCCAAGGAGGATAGGGTGCCATACCTCGCATGGGCCAAGGATGGATATGTTACACTAACAGAAGGTGATATTACGGATTATGACGTAGTCCGCGACTACATTCTTTCGTTCTGCGACAAGAATGCCGTAAAAGGTGTAGCCATCGACCGATGGAACGCTGTTCACCTGACGACACAGTTGACAATGGAGAATATTGACGTTCGGCCCTGGGGGCAGGGTTTTGCGTCCATGAGTTCTCCCACGAAGCTGCTTGAGGCTGTTCTTCATCAGAAACGAATGAGAGCCGGCATAAACCCACTCCTCGCACTCCAGATGAGCAATGTCGAGGTGAAGGTCGATGAGGCGGGGAACATCAAGATGTCGAAAAAGAATAGCAATTCGACAAGTCGAATCGACGGCCCGGTCGCACTCGTTATGGCTCTGGGCCTTGCGGCTTCTGAGGCTGATGGCCCTGAAATCAACCCCGAGATCATCTTGCTGTGATGTCAGAAGAAACCGCTGCGATTGAAGACGTTGTAGAAATCCGGTCGGGCATCTCCCGCGTATTCGAGGAGATCGCCGAACAACGGCGAACGGTCGCTGGCATCTCGGTCTCGCCGGAAACGTCTCTGCAATGCTCTGCGGTTCTATCGTGCGTGCGGGTTCTAGCCGAGGGCGTTGCCCAGTTGCCCTGCCATCTGATGCGTCGGCTACCCGGCGGCGGCAAAGAAGTCGCCGATGACCACCCGCTCAATGAGATTCTGGCTTACCAGCCCAACGGTTGGATGAGTTCCTTTGAGTTCCGCGAACTGATGCAGTCGTGGATGCTCCTCTGGGGCAATGCCTACGCATTGATCAAGTCTGGCCGGCGCGGTGCGGTGACAGAATTGATTCCAATGCACCCTAGCCGCATGAAAGTTGAGTACCTGGAGAACGGCAGACTCCGGTATCTCTACCAGGAAATCGGCAAGGCAGTCCCTGAGTCCTACACCCAAGACCAGATCTTTCATCTGCGGTGGCTCTCGCAGGACGGCATCACGGGATATGTCCCGACGACCCTGAGCCGAGACGCCATCGCCCTTGCCCGGGCTACCGAACTTCACGCCAGTGCCTTTTTCGGCAACGGAGCCGCACCTCGGTCGGTCATCGAGACAGACAACCCACTCAAGCCGGAAACACTCCAGCGGCTGCGTGAGTCATTTGATTCCATTCACCGCGGCCCGCAGAACAGTGCGAAGACAGCGGTCATGCCTCACGGCACGCACCTGAAGGAATATGGCGGGATCAATAATGACACCGCCCAGCTGCTTCAGACTCGCCGCTATCAACTTGAGGAGATTGCCAGGGTCTATCGTGTACCCAATTCGCTGCTGAATAACCTTGAGAACGTGCGATTCAGCACGGTCGAGCAGGCCGCGATCGACTTCGTGACATTCAGCCTGATCCCGCATCTCAGGCGATGGGAGATGGCGTGTCGTCGAGACCTCGTGGTCGACGACAAAGAGTATTTCGTCGAGTTTGACACCAATGCGTTGATGGCCGGCGACTATGCCGCCAAGTCGCAGTTTCTTCGAGAGATGTTCAATCTGGGTGCCCTCTCGGTTGACGAGATCAGGTCAGCCATCGGCCACAACCCACTCCCAGATGGAAAGGGTGACAAGCGGTTTGTGCAGGTCAATATGCAACTGCTCGATGCGTTCACGCCGGAATCGCCGACAGGAGAAGCCCAGGCACAAGCCAGCCCCGGCTCGCAAGCGTCCGAAGAAAGTCAGAGCGAGGAGCAGCCTGCCGAAGAAGAACCGCAGGCCCAGCCACCAGCAAATACAGTTGGAGCAGATGAGGGAAGAGCGGCGGAAGCGTTGTGGCAGACAACCCTGCGACGACTTGCAAGCGTCGAGATCGACGGAATCATCGAACGTCGAAACAAAGCAGCAAAACTCGAAGCATGGCTCCAACAGCATGAGACTCGGATGCGACGTGAGCTTGAAGCGGCAGGACAGGCTACTGACCGCGACACTGAAGCCTTTGTGGTAAACTGGATGGATCGAACCCGCGAAATGCTGCTGGACTGTCACCGCAGCGGCAAGCCCTACGAAGAGGTTACTGAACTGTGGATGAGCAGAACCAACTAGAGCGTCGAATGATCGCCGATGTCCCCGGCATCGAGGTCAAGCAGGACGAAAACGGACGCACCGTAATCCGCGGGTACGCCGCCGTCTACGACTCCGACAGCCAAGACCTCGGCGGGTTCGTCGAACGCATCGCCCCCGGTGCTTTCAAGGAAGTCCTTGAGACCAATCCAGACGTATTCGGTCGCTACAATCACGATAGGCTACTTGGCCGGACATCGAGCGGCACCGTTCGGTTGTTCCACGACGAGCGTGGCCTACGGTACGAGATTGACCCCAAGCCGGCCGACATTGATCTCATCCAGAGCCTTGAGAGAAAAGATGTGCGCGGAAGTTCATTCGCCTTCCGTACCTCTGGCTCGAAAGAGAAGTGGTACAAGGACGACAAGGGCCGGATGGTGAGGGAAATTCGTGGCTTTGACTTCCTGGGTGACGTTGGCCCAGTGGACGAGCCGGCGTATCGAGCCACTGAGGCTTACGTCAGCAAGCGAGCCTTAGAGATGGCGAAAGCAGAGTCTCTCGCACCCTCCGAGCACCCCAGCGCACCAGAGCCGGAAGACGAGGAAATCGAAGACCCACTCCTGAGTGAACCGGAGGCCAGCGATGCCAGATCGGATGAAACTGTGGTCGAGTCTGCTGAAGACGGCCTGGAACCGACTGAAGACCGGGCAGTAAACCTCAAGCCGACTCAGGGTATGGCAGACGCTGCAAAGCGTGGCCTCAAGTTGCACGAGGAAGGGAAGTCTGGTGACGGCCTCAAGCCTGAAACAGTTGCCCGGGCAAACCGCCTCGCCCGTCGTGAAGAAATGAACCGCGACTGGGTTGTTGAGATGAATGCGTGGTTCAAGCGGCACGAATCGAGTAAGACCGATGGGTGGGATGAACCGCCAGACTACAGCCCTGCGTACACCGCATGGCTTTTGTGGGGCGGAAACCCTGGACGGTCGTTCGCAGCACGCAAGGTCGAAGAGTTGGATCGTGCCGGTGAGCGTAGTGCAGAGGAACCTGTTGAGTTTCATATCACCGCAGCCGCTGAGACTCAAACAGCCACCGAGGTCACGCCGGAAGCTGACTACCGCAGCCAGATCGCCTCTCTGAAGGCCACTGAGTTGCGGACTAGGTTGCACGGCAACTGATCAACTCTCTACAATAAATTGTAAGCGATGCGATGGATTTCGCATTGAGCAGTGCGAGTCACCGATGGACTTCGGTGGCGGCGTGCTTGCGGGACAAATAACCCCGCCAGCCGCGCGCTGCTGTATGGCTTGTGGCTGGCACCTTTACTTTGAGGAGCCATAAACATGGGCCAGAATCTCAAGCGATTGCAGGATCGTGCCGCAGCTATTGCTGCCCGAATGTCAGACCTTGCCGATATTGAAGATCGTTCGGAGGAGCAGACCGCCGAACTTCGTAAGCTCTCCACCGAGGCCGACGCCGTCAAGGCTGACCTCGACTTTGAGGCCACGCTGGCCGCGAAGGAAAAGGAGCTTCGTTCAGTGGTCGAGCCGACCGCCCCAGCCCCCGCCCCGGTCGAAAAGGCCGAGAAGAAGGTGGAAGTTCGGCAGGTATTGCCGCACCACACTGAACTTCGGGCGTTCAACGGCAATGCCGATGACGTTGAGGCTGCATACCGGGTCGGTCGCTGGATTCGTGGCACGGTTTTCCGTCGCGAAGAAGACCTCCGGTGGTGCCGTGACAACGGCGTTGAAGCTCGTGCTTTGAGCGAAGGCGTGAACTCCGCTGGTGGCTACCTCGTACCGGACGAGTTTGCTGCCCGAGTGATCCGCCTCGTCGAAGACTACGGCACCATGCCAGGTGCCTGCGAGCGAGTCACGCTGGCCCGGGATGTGATGAACATTCCTAAGCGGGCCTCCGGCACCACAGCCTACTTCGTTGGCGAAGAAAGCGCGACCACCGAGAGCGACCCGTCGTTCACCCAGGTGACGCTGAATGCGAAGAAGCTGGCTGTTTCCACCCGCCTCTCTTCAGAGGTCATGGAGGACTCGGCCAGTTACGTCAATATCGCCGACCAGGTTGCGATTGAGTTCGCTCAGAGCCTGGCCTACAAGATCGACGACACCGGCTGGAACGGCGACGGCACCAGCGGTTACGGCTCGATCTCCGGCGTTGTCGAGGCCATCAACGATGGGACTCACGGTGCTAGCGTCAAGTCGGCAGCCAGCGGAAACACGTCAGTCGAGACTCTCGACGTGGACGACTTCCTGAGTGTCGTCGGTGCGACCCCAATCTACGCCCGTCAGGGTGCAGCTTGGTACATGAGCCCCGCCGTCTACGCTGCGTCGGTTGCTCGCCTGAAGTACGCTCTCGGCGGAAACGCCGTTGGCGACCTGTCCGGTGACAGCGGTCTGTCATTCCTCGGTTTCCCAGTGTCTTTAGTCCACGTCATGGACAGCACGCTCGGAAGTGATGCTGACGTGACCAAGGTCATCTTCGGTAACCTCGGCCTGTCCTCGATCTACGCCAGCCGGCGCGAGTTCAGCATGAAGGTCTACGATCAGGTTTACGCCACCAGCGAGCAGCTGCTCATGCAGGGCTCAATGCGGTTTGACATCAAGCACCACTCGCTTGGTAGCAACAGCGAAGCTGGCCCAGTCTTGGCTCTCAAGACGGCTGCTGCCTAAGTCTGATAG